GCTTGAACGATTCCGGAAACACCCGGCGTTGAACACTCATCAGACACTCCTCTCCAGCTCCGAAAAGCTAGCATGGGTGTCCACTCAAACGGGGGAGGATCACAGCACCAAATCATCGTCGGCTTCGCCTTCAAGGGTGGTGTCACGGAGCGAGCGGAAGGCGTTGCTCATAGTCATGCCTTCACCCGGCTCCAGCACACCCGAGCGGACGTTCTGTTCGATGGCGTCCGACACGTCTTCGCCACGGCTGGCGCGGGACCACAGGTCCATCGTCAGTTCGTCCTTGGTTGCCTGACGCGCCTGTTCGGTCTTGCGTTCGGTGTCACCCTCGATGCTGTCGATGGCATTGAGGACGCGGACCTGTTGAGCCGGGTTCAGAAGTGAGCGGCCGGGCAGTCGCGGACGGCGAGCCGGTTCGATTTCCGCCGATGCTGTCTCGACAGTTTCAGCCGGAGCCGCAGCCATCGCTTGGGTCTCGGAGCCGACCATTGAGCGCGGGTCTTTCCGCTCGCCTTTGGCGTCGCGGTAGGTCCAGTGCAGGTGCGGCCCGGTGCTGTTGCCGGTGTTGCCAGATGCGGCCACCTGCTGACCTTGGGTCACGGTGTCGCCCGGTTCGACCGAGATGTTGTCGAGGTGTGCGAAGCCGGTCGTTGAACCGTCCGCATGTCGGATGATGAGGGTCTTGCCGCCGCGTCCACGGACGCCAGCGACTTCGACCACGCCATCCGCCGGGGCAGAGACAGGTGTCCCGACCGGGACTGCGATGTCGATGCCGCCATGATTGGTCGAGGCTCCCGGCAGTGGAGCGCGACGGGCGCCCATGCCGGATGTCACGCGACCCATGTCAGCCAATGGGGCTGCATAGGTTTGGCGGGTGGGCGCCGGAGCCGGAGTAGCGGCCGGAGCTTCGACCGGCGGGAGAGGCTGACCTTCGATGTTGGTGTGAAAGGCGATCACGTCCGGGTCGTTCGGATCGCGAGCGTCGAGAAGGTTTTGCAGGACGGTCGTGTCGCCCGTCTCTTGAGCGTAAGCCACGACGCCGTTCACCAGTGCCTCTTGCACTGCGTCGCCGTTCAGACCCGCTTCGGTCAGACGGTTGCGCTCGGCCGCGAGGTCGAAACCTTCGCCACGCTGTAGACCGGAAACCGCATTGCCGACCGTGAGGTCCAGCAGTTCCTTGTCGGTCTTCTCCTTCATCATCGCATTGGCGCGCGTGTCGAGATCGCCGGTCCAGCGGATCAAACGTCCCGCGACCTGACGCTGAACGTCGGGCTGGGTGAAGAGGTCGCCGGATTCGGCGATGAACTCGCGGTTCCGCTCCATCATGAATTCGTCGATGTCGTCGGGCGTCGCCCCGCTGTTGATGCGGCGTTCGACTTCCTGCGCGGTCTCGGTCTCGAACTTGGTTTGGCGAGCCGCCGCTGTGGTCGAGTGATAGGCGCGTTCGTAGGCGACCGACTGTGCCATGGCCGGGTCCATGACGCCGCCGGATGCGGCGTCGGTCTGGCCCTGTGCGAAGTCATCTTCCGCCTGAACGCGGCGTTCGGCGATGTCGTTTTCGTAGAAGGCTGCTGCGTTCTGGCGGGCGAGACCGAAGAAGTCGCGGAGGGCGTCTGCCTGACCGCCGTCGCCACGGAAGGCGGAACGGAGATCGGCAGTGACCCGCACGTCTGCGGAACGGGTCTCGCGGTTGACCGGGAGGATGGCGTCACGATTGTTCGTGATGCGGTCCTGAGCGGTGCGGCGGATGCTGTTGCGGGAAAGATCAGCCATTCAGAGACGGACCTTTCGAAGCCGCGTCTTGAGACAGCTTGATACCCTTGCCTTGGTAGTAGCCGCCGACGCCAGCTTGGGCGATGCGGAGGCCAGCACCGAGAATGGTGGGGCGAGAAATGCGGGAATACATGGAGTTCGCTTCGGCTGCGGCCGCTTTCTGCTGGTTGTCAGCGTTCTGGTTGGTTCGCTCGGCGGCGAGCGCGTTTTGCATGACGGAATCGTTCAGAAGGTCGGTCACGCTTCCGCTGATATTTAGCCCTGCCTGACCGGCGGCGACCTTGATGCGGGCCTGTTCACGACGGGCCTGACGCTGGCGGTCGTTCAGTTCGGCGACCTGCTGCGAGGCGATTTGCTGCTGCTGCGTGGCAAGCTGCTGGTCGATGGCGTGGGTCTGGGTCTTGGCGGTCTGAATCTCGCTGATGACTTGGGTGGCGGTCGAGACGACGGCGAGGGTCGTCATGACCGTGATCGGATCACAGATGGGTTGGTCCCTCCCTTGTATGAGACATGAGGTAGAAGGGGCGGCGTTCGCGCCCGTGGGTGAGATCGACTTGCTCAATCTCGAACCCGGCCCAGAGCAGCCAGTGGATGGACTGGTGATTGCGGGCGTCGATGTAGTTGGACAGGTGGGGCCAATAGAGGTGCCAGCGGTCCACGAAATTCGGGGTGGCCCGGCCGATAGCCAGCTTGGCGCGCGGCCTCTCCATGCCGTTTGCCCCGATCATCCAGACGATCCCGCCATCGGCCGCGCCGAAGACGCAGATGGCCTTCTCGCTGTCGGTGATGATCCAGCCGTCCACGGACTGCATGACGCTGACAGTGAGCAAGTGAAGCGGATCGGGATCGCCGATCCTGAGCATGGGATTAGTGGCTTTCATCTCATCCCAATCGCCGGAGCGAAGGTCGGAACAGATGTCTTCCAGCCATGCGATGGTCTGCTCGGCCGACACGTCGGCGAGGTCGTGGAATTCGATCATGGGAAAGGTGGGCCTGACCGCCCGTAGACGGTCAGACTCGTGCGCGGTTGTTGTAGGTCGCTTCCCACTCTGCGCTGATGAAGGTGGATGCGAACGGCGTGTCGTTCTCGATGCGGATGCGCGCCAAATGGTTCTGTCCGAACACCATGAAGCGGTAGGCGCCGGTCCCGTAGGACGGCGTGTTCAGCTTGAAGTATCCGGCCCCAATGGTGCGGCCCGTCATGTCCGAGAGCTTGGTCGGCACGATCTCATCGACGGTATCGTCTGACCCATAGGGCGCAACGAGCGTCTTGAAATAGGCCGTGTCGGCGTAGTTCACCGTGAAGGATCGCATGACCTGACGCCCGGTCGTGACGGCCACGCCATCGGATCGGCGGACGAACTGTTTCGAGAACTGGAAAGCGAAGGTGTAGCCCTCGCCGACGATCACCGGCGCCATGATCTCCGACCCCGGCACGGACACGATGTTGTCCGTCAGCCATTGGTAGGTCGTAGGGTCGATGAGCGTTTCCTGACGCCCTGCGAACCCTGCCGTGCGGACCATCTGACAGCGGTCTTTGGCCGGGCGGAACGGGAGGGTGAAGTAGGTTCGGTTCTCGGTCGTGTTGAACTCGCCGGTGACCACGGTGCGACGGTCGAGGTGGATTTGAGCAGAGGTCTCGGCTGGAATCGCGCCCGACTGAAGGTTGACCTTCTCAAGCCACAGGCCATCGGCCCGCTGCATGACGAGGAACAGGACGCCCTTGAGATAGGCCCCCGACACGACCTTCGTCCCGGTTCCGAAGTCCCAATGGTGCCAAGCCGACTGCGCCTTCTCATCCGAAGAGGACCAGTAGAACTGATAGACATAGACGCTCTGAGACGATCCATGCGTTAGCGCAAAGAGCGTATTCAAATCGTCCGCAGCGATCAGGCCATGGACACCGGCCGGAATGTAGGTCGGGCAATGGGCTGTCACGTCGGCGGCCGAGGTCGCGTCCGTGCCAGACAGGCGGGTGTATTCTCGGATGCTGGCGAAGCCGGAGCGTTCGACCGCGAAGTAGATTTCGGAGCCGAGAGCGGCGAGGCCAGCCGACGTGTTGACGGTGTAGTTCGTGGTCGGCCGCATGGCGATGGAAGCGGTCGTCAGACCCATCTCGCCGTTGGTCAATGAGAACTGCGTCTGGTCCGAGGTCAGGAAGATTCCGTCGTTGTGAGCAACGGCGTCGAACAGCTTGGCCACCTTGGTCGAGGTCGCCCCGACTTCGATCCGGTCGGTGTCCAGATAGTCGAGTTGGTCCATCCGCCAGAAGTTTCCGAACATGCCGGATTCCGACATGACCACGGCTTCGTCGAACAGGAACGAGAGGCGGTTCTGATAGAAGAACACCTTCTGGATCGTGCGGCCGATGAAGCCCGGCGTGGGGTTGGTGGATTCATCGCCCAGACGACGCGGCGCCCATGAGAAGGGGGCGAAGGTGAAAGTGCCGTCCGCTTCCGAGATCAGCGCGTGAGGCATGGTCCGGTAGTCGATGGCGTTGACGAGGCCCGGCATGACGCACTGTTTCCAGACGCCGCCACTGCGACGCAGATAGTAGCTGACGAAGCCGGAGCTTTCGTCGCCTTGAACGCGGTAGACCGCGCCTTCCGCCGCCGTTTCAGGGAGCTTGTCGGATCGCTGAACCGTGCCGGTCAGATAGCCGCCAGCCGGGTTCGGCTCATACTGGTAAGGGGCGCCGGGACCGAATGCGACGCCGTTGGCATCGGTGCCGTAGTGGCGGTTGACCCAGATTTGGTAGGCTTCGTCAGGCTGCTCGTCATCGCCGAGTTCGCCCATGGCGCAGACCTTCCGGCGGTTCACGAGGAAGCTGTAGTCGGCGACCGTGAACATCGACAGGTCGCCCGCATAGTCGGCGATCCCTTCCAGATAGCCCCAACCGCCGGGAGCGTTCACTTCGCGCTCTTGACCGGTCTGACTATCGAAGACGCGGATGCGTTCGTCCGTGATCGTGACGACGTATTGCTCTTGGGTGTTGCGGTTGATGGTGTGGACGAAGACGTTGTTCGGCGCCGTCTCCATCAGCCGGGCGACACGCTCGGTCGGGGGCCGTTTGCCGAGACCGTCCGCGATGGACGACCAGCCGTTCAGTTGGCTTTCGAGTTGGTCAGTGGACCGGACGAGATCGGATTGCTGGGAGACGCCGCCGATGAGAGCCGGGATAGCCCCGGTCATCAGGCTCATTCAGACCCCCAGACCCGGCGGCCACGGATCAGCTTTCGGCCGATGTGGGGCGTGTTGAAGATGTTGATGTCGGAGATCGCGGTCTGGTCGCGGCGCAGGTTGATCCAAGCGCGCTGCTCGTCCTCTTGGGCGAAGCGTTCGCGTTGGGCGTCGCCGACGAAATCCGCGAGGAAGAGGCGGCCAGCTTTGACGGTGGCGTAGACACGGGCCAGTTCAGGCAGGGCGTCGTAGCTATAGGACCAACGGATGCGGACCTTGACCGGCTCGCTGATCGTCCACGTCAGGTTGGCCTTGTCCCAGAGGCACATCTGTTCGCGGGTCGGGTGGAACCGCTGAACAAGGTTCTGGCGCGGGTCCATCGGATTGATGGACATGGCGCCCGCCGGGATGGCGATGACGCCTTCGACATCGGGCGTGAGAACGTAGTTCTCGTCGGTATTGAACGAGAAGCCGTGCGAGCAGACCTCGCGGACGACGTTGGCCAGATGGCCACGGGCGATGTTTTGATCGCTGATCGTGCCGGAGAAGCTGTTGACCGGAGCTTGGCCGGTAGCGGCCAGCATGGAGTTCACGGCCTCAAGTTCCGTGAGCGGCGCAGCCATCATGGCGCGGCCTCCTTTCGGAACGAGGGGAGATTGTTGGATTTCCGCAGGTTGTAGTCGGCCCGCATCACCTGCAAATTGTCTTGGTGATGCAGTCCGCCTTTGCTCAGCGGAATAATGTGATCGACGTGATACCGAGTGCCGGGATTATGTTTCTCAAGCAGCTTGGCCAGTCGATAGAACGCACGGATCGCATCGCGATCAGCACCCAGCGGAAGGTCTCGCATCTGCTGGCGTCGGAAGCCCTTATAGGAGGCTACTCGATCCGCGTTCCTTTGCGCCCATTCCTTCTGCTTAACAGCGACATGCTCTCTGTTGAGAGCGTATCTTGCTCGCGCCCTTGCAGAGTGACACGAGCGGCAGATGCGGTTCGGAATTGCAGCGAAACTTGGAGACCAAGTGACGTTGACGATCAGCTTGGTTGAACACACTCGACAGATCATGGTGACAAAAAAGGGCCGCCCTCCGGGTGGGGAGGACGACCCTTTCATTGGTCTGACTGATTAGGTCGGGGCGCCGGTGCGGAGTTCCACCGCATCGGTGGCGCGCAGGACGTTCGTGCCGCTCATGTAGCGACCGACGATCAGGTGGCCTTGCTTGCTGATCTGCTCTTCGTGCTGGATCGACACGTCCTGCACCTGTGCGGTGACGAGAGCGTCCGGGGTCCAGACGACGCCGACAGTCTTCGAGTAGTCACCCTGATAGCGAGCCAGAACGCCGGGGGTGGCGGACTGGTTGACGCCGAACGGCGACAGGTTCGACTTCATGATCTGGATGCCGTCGATGGTCGTCAGAGCCATGTTGCGAACGTCGGCGGTGCCGCCGTTGTAGTCGCGGTTCAGGTTCTTGTCCGACTGCTTAAGGGCATACCACTGAGCGGTCGAGACCATGCCGTAGATCGGCTTGGTGTCCACATCGACGTTCTTCAGGTCCATGACCTTCTTGGCCTCGGAGAAGGCGTCGAAGAGCTTGGTCACGTCCGTCAGGAGTGCGGTGTTAGTGACGTTGCCGCCGCCTTGGCCGAGCTTACCGGCGTCGCGAGCGGCCTTGATGAGGGCGCGGATCGCGTTGGCGTCGAAGTTGCGAGCGAGGAAGCCACCGATTTCGTCAGCGTAGGCCGAGCGAACTTCGTAGTGGTTCAGAGCTTCGTCGATGTCGGCGATGAAGACGGACGAGACGAGCTTGTCGTCCGGGGTCACGACGATCTCGTCGTGTGCGATCTGGTCGCCGGTGATCTCAACGCCGGGGGTGTGGTAGCCGCCGGTCGCCTGACCCATGACCGGGTAGCGATACGACTTGCCGCCGTTCAGATTCACGATGCGGTGCAGACCGCGCATGATCGTCTTGGCTTCGTAGGTGGAGAGGACTTCGCCAGCGAAGAGGTCGAGGAAGAGGTCGAGATTGCCAGCCGTGCCGCCGGTCTTGAAACCGGGACGCGAGGGGATGGAGTTAGCCATTAGGCTCCTTGATTGAGAGAGAGTTTTTGGCTCCCGTCGATCAATCGGAGTCCGCTGGCGGATGAGGTTGTGCGGTCGGAACCGGCCTCGTCGCAGCCGGATGTTTCCGCGTTGATTTGGGAGAAAGGGTTAGGCCGGGCTTTCACCGGCCGCCCGTCCGAAGACGGTCAGTTCCCTATGTGCGCGGGGAACTGTGCGGCCCCGCCGGGCAAGTCCCGATAGGACGAGCGGACGTGGTCTTAGGGGTAGATTACAGCAGTGATCCCGCTGCATTCGAACGCCACAGTTTCTGCGCCACGTCGTTTCGATACGCCGGGTCAGTCTTGTAGCGAGGGTCTTGGATGGCGGCCGTCATTTCCGCTTTGGAGCGGAAGACATCGCCGGATGCCGGGCTTGCTTCGGCCTCGATCAGAGAGCCTTCGGCAGGGCGCGCGGCGTTGAACTTCGCCATGAGCCATTCGACACCCTGACGGGCGGTCGTCTGGTTCTCGACGAGAGTGTTGTAGCTGTCCTGTTCCGCAGGGGTCAGGCCAGACTTGGCCCAATCAATCGCGGCGTTGAACTGATCTTCCCCGCCAGCGGCGGCATAAGCGTTCGAGAACTGCTCTCGGGCGAGGGCTTCAAGCCCGGCCAGATAGTTGTCCACGACGCCTTGAGGGACGCCCAGCGCGACGATCTTTGCGATGTCGTCGGCGCCCGGCTGACCCTTGGAATCTTCATAGACCTTGGCGAAGCCTTCGAACGCCGACGTGATCGGGTTCGGGGCGTCTTCCGCCGGGGTCTCGCCTTCGGTCTTTTCGATCTTCAGGCTGTCGGCCTTGGCCGGGTCTTCGACTTTCCCGCGCTGCTTGGCTTCAAGCTCGGCGTAGGATTTCGCGAGGTCTTCCCAGCGGGCCTCGCCCTTGTCGGCGTCCCAGAATTTCTCGGGGACGTGTGCAGGACGTTCAGGTTTCGAGGGGGTTTCCGGCTCCGACTTGTTGAGCGATTGAGCGTAGGTGGCGGGGTCAACGCCCGCCGGGAAGGCCGAAGCCGGAAGGTTGGAATAATCGTTCGGAGTGTCCGAAGCGGTCTCAGTGACCGGAGTTTCGAGGCTCATTCAGTTCCTTGATTGGGGTTCTGCGACGCGGCTTTCATCGCGGCGTCCATGAAGCCCGGAGCAGCGGCTTGAGTGGCTTGCGCCATCATCGCCTGTTGCTGTTCGGCTTCGATTTGTTCGGGAGATTTCAGGAGGCTTTGCAGGTCGGTCACGCCATGCTCGACGCCCAGCTTGTTCATCAGCGCGGTCGTATCGACCTTGGCGATGAACTCGTCTTGGCCAAGCAGCGACATGACATCCGAAGCCCACGTCCGAACGCGGTTCACTTCGGCGGCGGCGCCCAGCGCAGCGAGGCCCGTGATGACCTTCGGCTTGATGCCAGCCGGGAGGGTGGGGATCAGGTCTTCGCGCTCGGCGATGTAAAGATACCGCGTGGCGACGGCGTATTGCAGTTCGGCCGACAGCACCGAATAGGTGCCGCCCAGCGTGTTCTCCAACTCTTCCGACGACATGCGGATTTCTTCGGCCGTGACCCGCTCCGCGTTGCGGAACTGCTGGATCAGGAACGCCTTGGCGACACGCGCCTCAATGGCTGACGCCAGACGTTCGGCGACCATGAAGTCAGCCTGTTTGTCGAGGCTCAAGACCGAGATGTCTTTGGCTTCGCCGGTGTGGAAGGAGCCGCGCTCCGAACCCACAACCACGTCGAGGTCGATGACCGAGTTCGGCTGGACGAAGAACTTAATGTCCGACGTGATCGCGGTGTAGGCGATCATCGACTCGTTCAGTTCCTCAAGTGCCAGAAGATCGCCGATGTATTCGGTGACGTGCGAGCGACCGTAGTCGTTGGCCGGGATCGCCAGCCAGCGCAGAGCCAGCCAGCCCGACTTTTCAATCGGGGTCTCGCTCTCCGAACCGGGGACGCGCTTGCCGTTGATCTCTTGATATTGGGCGTGGTTCTCGCCGCGCTTCTCAATGACCGTGTAGACATCGACCGTCTGGTCTTGCTTGTCCGGGTCGAGGGTCAGCCCGACAGCCGTCCGGGTCTCAACCGACAGGTTCGAGACGTGGACGCTTTCGCGAGCGATGATGAGGGTCGGGACGCCACGGCTATCGCGCTTCACCACATACTGGTCGAGGCGATAGATGCGGGGCGTATCCTTTAGCGGGATATGCAGAAGGACATTGCCCGCGATCACGAGGTGACGAAGCACTTCGGCCAACACAGCGCGGGCGCGGCGGTCATCCAGAAGGTTGTTCGCCGACTGTGCGAACTGCGCCAGTTGGACATCGACCGCGTTCTTTTCCTCCCCGGTGAACTGCGCCACGGCGGCGTCGATGTTCAGGCGGAAGAACCCGACATTCGTCGGGAACAGGGTCATCAGAAGACGAGCCGACAGGCTGCGGACGCCATCGGCGCCGACGCTCTGATACGGCTGGGTCGGGGTGTAGTGTTCGTTCTGACCCTCAAGCGGGATCAAACCGGGGATGGTCACACGCGCGGCGGTGCGCGCGTTCTCCAAGACGGTAGAACGTGCAGCCGCGAGTGCACTGAACCGTGCGGCTGCGGTTTTCATGCGGGATTAGGTCGCTTTCAGAGGGTCATTCGCCCAACCAGCGAGAGCGTGTCGGTGGGGCGGGTGACGGTATTGGTTTGGGTTCCGGTCAGACCGCCGCCCGAAAGGGTCGGCGTGAGCGGAACGGTTGCGGTTCGAGGCGCAGTCGATGCCGTGCCTGACGCTCCGCGCGGGATGGTCAGGGAGCGGACGCCGCCTGTGCGGGCGCGTTCAATCGCGGGCAGACCGTCGAGGTAAGGATTGGTGATGATCGCCGGTTCTTTGTCAGTGGCGGCGGCCACGACCTTCGGCTTTTTGACGAGGCACATGGTCAGTCCTCCTTGCGTTTGAGGGAGGCTTCGAACTCCCGGCGCATCTGGAGGGCGACGGCGCGCTGGCCCGCCTTGAACATGATGGTGTCGAGGGTGTCGCCAGCCTTCGGCTCCGGCTCGGGGAACTTGAAGTCGAGGTATTCAAGGAACTCCGCGACCGTCACAGGGAACGGTCGAGAATGGGCGTAGGCGGCGGGCTTCGGTCGGCTCATGCGAGGCCCTTTCGAAATGAGGATGGGGTCAGCCGTCGCGGTAAATACGAGATGCTGAAAGTTGAGGGCCGCTGGGCGGCAATGATCGAAGAACTGCTCGGGGCGGCGGACCCGACGCGAGACATCAAGCCAGTCAAAGGGCGAGCGAACTGCGGTAAAATCCGTAAGTGCCAAGCCTGTAATACGAGGTATCGGAGTCCAAGTTCGCGTTCGCTCTACTGCTCGCGAAACTGCACATCCAACGCCTGTTATCGGCGGAAAGTGAGTGCGCCGCCGAAGGATGGAATGACGGAAACTCTCACCTGTCAGCACTGCGGCGCGGCGTTTGAGCGTGTCTTCGTTAGGGGGATGAAACGCCGCTATTGCAGCACTTTGTGTCAGGGGCGGGCGAAGGCGGATCGCAAAAGGTCAGGGGGCCAATCACCGTCTCGTCGCCCCACATCCTGAAAGCTAATGCTCCGAGGTCGTCAGCTATGGAGATCACAGTCCCGCCGGTCGGTTCACGCCCCATGACGTAGAGGTCGTTCCATTCATGCTCGATCCCTTGGGCCAAGAGCCAAGCGGAGGCGTCGTCGGCGAGGTCAGTCGGCATGAGGAAGTGAGAGACCGGCGACTGGATCAGCCGCACAAACTCGACGATCACACCGACATCTGGGATCAAACGAAACGGCGCAGTTCATTTTCCGCGTAGTCGCGGATCGCCTGAACGTGGACGGTATGGTCGGCCTCTGCATCCGACATCATGCGGAGCGAGCGCGTGACCTCTTCGTGGGGGTCGATCCCGGCGCCCAACGCCATAGCAACTGCGGCGAGGAACGTGGCGCGAATCTGGTCCGCCGGGTCGATGCCAGACACACGGTCCAGAACGAGGAAAGCGGGTTCGCGAAGAACAGCGACGGTCGATGCGCTTCGAACTCTGTCGCCGAGATTAGGGTCGGAGAAGATCATAGGTTTCGGTCTCTTTATAGGTGTCCATCCTTTGCGTTAAAGCACTCAATGGAAGAGGTAATCGGATCGGCGGACCTCGTTGATGTCGAAGTCCCCCATGGCCGGAAGGGGCGGGAGCTTGTCGGCGAACTCTTCGGGAAGCTGGGCGATCAGTTCGTCGCGAAAGATGGCCAGACGATCCACGCTGTATTGGTCGGCGAAGGTGTCGCGCAGGATCGAGCGCAGTTCGAACACGCGGGCGGCGTGGACGCCGAAGCTGTCATGGACCACGGACAGGTCGAAGATACCGGCCTCGCGACAGGCATTGGCCACGGCCATCAGGTGTGCCGCATCCATGGAGTGGATGAAGTTGGGGCTGATCCCGTTGGCCTGACGCTGGCCGTCAATGCCGGGGGCGTCATGGCGCAGCTTGAGCCGCATCATCTTGTTCTTGTGATAGACCTTCACGAGCGACGAGCGGCCCTTCGGATAGGTCTGGAGAACCGGAAGGCCCGCCGGTGTCGTCCACCAAATCGGCAGACCGGCGGCGGTCATCACCTTGGCCGCTTCGCGCAGCCAAGCCATGGCGGTCGAGGCCGCGATGACGGTGCCGGAGATCGCCTCCCACAGGGCGTAGGACATGTAGAGGGACGAGGCGTAGTTGTCGGCCGAGCCGAGATAGGGCTGGCCGCTGGCGTCCAGTTCTCGCAGCGTCTGATAGATCATGTCCGTCATCCCGAAGCGCGTCGCGCTGTAGGTGAAGGTCATGCAGGGACGCTTGGCGATCTTGCGCGTGACCAGTCCGCCCCGCCACGGGAGAGCGCGTTCGTCCTCATCCTGATCGGCGAGGGCTTGGGCCTTCGCCGCAACGTCCGAGTAGATGTCCTGCGGCCTGTCGTCGGGCATGAGGTTGACGGCCTTGGCCCCGACCGGATCGCGGAGCATGGCCGAGAAGTGCTGTAGCCCGCTGTTCGAACCGTCGAGGCTGATCGGCAGGTGGCTGATGAAGTCGGCACCTTCGCGGATATACCCCGACCATTCGATACAAGCGGCCAGAGCCATGAAGGGGCTGTCCGCTTCCGCCCAGAAGCGGGCGCCGTCGAGAGGGTTGGTCGCGCTGTCGAGGATCAGATGCTCGTTCGCCCAGAACCAGTTCATGCGCTCGTCGTGAGAGACCTTATCGACGCCGAAGAGACCGGCGATGTGGATGGCGAGCGCACCGGCTCCGGCGTCCGTGATCGGGTGGCCTTCGGCAAAGGTCAGGAGAGCCTTGCAGATGTCGTCGCCCTGTGGATTGGGACCGGAGGACGGGATCGGGTAGACGCGGCCCCGGAAGTCCACGCTGTGCGGGAAGTAGATGGCGGCTTCGTCCACGAACTTGTCGGCGACCCATAGACGCTGACTGATCGCCAGACGCTTCGCGAGGTTGGCGGCGTTGAGGTCGTGGATGTCGGCGGCCTCGCGCTTCCAGCGGGCCTTGACCTGTTCGTCGTGGGCGAACTCCGGCGGGCGGGGCGGGAGGTCGAGCGGCTGACGGTTGGGGAGACCGCCCAGCACACCGCCACCGTCCCAGATTTCGCGCACGACATCGAGGACCGCGCGATTGATTCGCCAAGCCGTGGACTGCACCGTGTTCACGGCCGAGTAGACGGCGGACATTTCCACCGTGCGGAGGTGTTCGTGATAGGCGGCGTTCGTCTGCTTCACGAGGCGGGCGCCCGGCGTCTTGGTGACATAGCCGCCCTTGAACGGCGACACCCAGCGACGCGGCGGGACGATCATCGGCAGGTGCATCGGCTCCAACAGTTCGCACCGGGCGTGTTGCTGTTCGAGCCAGCGGTAGACAGCTTCGGTCGGGCGAATGATCTTCGTTCCACGGGCGATGGTCTCGACGGTGAACAAGCCGGTCGCATCGCAGAACAGTTCGAGGGCCTTGGCCCCGGCGCGGACGCGCTGCTGCACGGTGAACGTCCGGTCCACCCCGTGAGCGATCATGATGTTGTTGATGCCCTTGCGCTTCTTGCGCGTGACCAGAGACGACGACTTCCGCTGCGATTTGAGCAACGCCTTGAAGACATCCTTCCGGCTTTGACGAAGACCATCCATCTGGATGTGGTCGATGAAGGCGTCGGCTACAGCGATGCAGGTGACGGTGAACTTCTTTCCCGTGGCTGCTGCGTCGAGGGCGACGCGGCCAGTCAGATAGGCGGCTTCTTCCGCGCCGATCTGGGAGAGGATCAGGTGAGCATCCACGCCGCGCGCGGCGCCGCCATGATCGACGCGCTCGACAAACTCGCGGATGGCACGGGCCGTGGGTTCCGTCGCCAGCTTGAGAAGCTGACGGCCGGGCGGGAGGTCGGCTTCATCGTCCGGTGCGCGAGCCTCATTACGCCACGGCATGGGGCGGTTCGAGCGATAGCGGCTGGCACCGAGCGCGCGTGACTCGTTCTCAAGGTCGATCTGTCGAGCGACTTTCTGTCGATAGGTTTCCTGTTGCACGACGATATTTAGCCGTGCGGGGCCGGGGCTTAAGGCGGGTCAGAACGCCATGAGACGCAAAGGCGCCAACATTGCGTTGACAACATCTAATGCGCTATGGCACACAGCATCTCGTCAACCCCGAACACAGGAGACACGCATCCTAACGCTCTTTTCCATTGAGGAGATTGGTGACTCAAGGCAATCGTTTGGCAAACCCGTTGAAGGAAGCCCGCCGATGGCCCGTCGCCGCAAAAACTCTGACCAAATTGACGCCTCTATCGTCGAAGGCGTCGAGGCTCTGATCGCTCCGTCGCGGATCAAGGAAGGCGCCGGGAGCTTCATGGCGTTTGCTAAGACGCTCCAGATCATCGCCACCAAAATCCCGGCGCGGACCTCGGTTCGCCAAATCTACGCCTTTGCCCTGATCGTCGAGGCCAACTCGCTCGGCAAGTCGATCATCGTCTCGGACCTGAAAGAGATCGCAGGTGACGACGAAACGGGCGAACCGATTTTCGGCCAGTCCATCGGCCGGTCCTATCAACTGCTCATGGAGCCGACCAAGCGCGACCCTGACGGGCTGGGCTGGATCAAGCTCGAAACCGACGAAGACGACAACCGGCGCAAACTCGTGCGTCTGACCCCCAAGGGAGAAGCCATCGCATTGCACATCCACCGGACGATCAGAACTGCAAAGGAGAAAGACTCTGATGAAACATGATGTCGCGTCCGCTTGGGACATCGTGAAGCGCGCCAAGGATGGCATCTTCCTTGTCGTGTTCACCGACCACACTGGCGCCCGCAAGCGTCTGTCCACGGGCGTCCGCACGGAGCGGGAAGCCTACGCCCGCGCGCCGCAAATCGTCGCTGGCAAGACGGCCAAGCAGATCGCCAAGGTCGAGGTTGAGACGGTCAAAGAGGCTGCGGCCGAGCCGTTGAAGCCTTCCGGCATGACGATGAACGCGCTGTTCGATCACTGTGAAAAGACGGTTTGGCGCAATCATCGCGCTATGCACACTCTCCGGTCAAATGTCCGAATCCTTCGGGTCATCTGCGGCTCCGACCTCGTGACCGACATGCACTACATGCGGTTGGAGGAAGTTCAGGAAGCCCTCTTCAAGAGGGGTGGGCGCAAGGGTCAGAAACGGGCTACGCCGGGCACGGTGAAGCGGAAGATGGACACCCTGTCGAAGGCGTTGGCCACGGCGACGCGGATGCAGGACGCGGACAAGCGGCCGATCCTGTTCGCCAAGCCGCCCATGCCGACGCTTGAGGTCCACAACCTGCAAGACCGGGTGCTGAACGAACGGGAGATCGCCGCGATTTTCAAGGTGATCGAGGCCCGGCACATCAGCCAGCCGGGGGCCAACTGGAAGCGGTTCGGATACTTCGTCAGGTTCCTGCTGGACACGGCTTGCCGCAAGTCGGAGGCCCTGATGTTGGAGGATAGCTGGATCGAGGAACGGCCTGATGGTCTGACCTTCATCCACTGGCCACAATATCTGCCGGGCGTGGTGGATGCGGATGGCCAGCCCGTGCCGACGCTCAAGAACGGCAAGCCCAAGTCTCTGCCCGCGTCGTCGGCGGTCAAGGCGATGCTGCCCTATCTCCGCATGAACGCGGTGAACGGGCGCCTCTTCCCGCAGCACAAGTCCACCATGGACTTGAAGTGGGTCGAGGTTCGCAAGGAGGTCAAGAAACTCGGCCTGAACATCGACGATGTGAAGTTCCACACCCTGCGCCACACCAAGATCACCAATCTGGTGAAGGAGGGGAAGGAACTGCCGAAGGTGTCGAAGTTCGCCGGGCACTCGAACATCGGGATCACGATGAAACGATACGCCCACCTGTCGCCCAATGACCTCAAGGATTTGGTCGATTAGAAAGGTATCCAGCGTCTTGATGGCAACAAATGCAACAACGCAAGAGTTGCCATTAACGCCGGGAAGTATGCCAAGCTGGCACACTTTTCAGAGTGGAAAGCCCGGATTCATTGGGGTAGATACCCCCGTCTCCGCCATTCCCCTAAAAATCCATATAAAACAACTTGTTACAGGCCTACTTGGCCGACGTGTGTGACGGATTGTGTGACGCGGGGGCGGAACACCGGTCGGCTTGATTGTGGACGTTTAAC